GATATTCCTGACTTTTTAAAAGATTTTAATGTATACACATTAGATATTGGATCTTTGCTTGCTGGCTCAAAGTATAGAGGAGATTTTGAAGAACGTTTTAGATTGGTTTTACAAGCTCTGCATAAAAAAGGCAACACTATTATGTTTATTGACGAAGCACATATGATGAGCGGAGCAGGTGCAAGTGGACAAAATAGTCCAAACGATCTAGCTAATATGTTAAAACCGGCTTTAGCAAAAGGTAATTTACGAGTAGTAGCATCAACAACCTGGGAAGAATATAGAAAATATTTTGAAAAAGACAGAGCATTAATGCGAAGATTTCAACGTGTAAGCATTGATGAGCCTAGTGAAGAAAACACAATTAAAATTCTGCAAGGCATTAAAGGATACTACGAAACATATCACGACACAACAATTACACAAGAAGCAATAGAAGCAAGTGTAAAATTAAGTGTAAAATATCAAACAGATAAAAAATTACCTGATAAAGCAATTGATTTAATTGACGTTGCTTGTAGCAGATTTAAAGTAAACAATCAAATTGAAAATAAAATTGTTACAGAAGAAAGTATACAGTTTGAGCTTGCTAAAATGATTAATCTACCAGAAGAACAAGTTAAAGAACGTGAAAGTGATAATCTTGCACACTTAGATGAAAATTTAAAAGCAGTGGTATATGGACAAGACCACGCAATTGAAGATATTGTAGATAAAATACTTGTTGCACAAGCAGGACTTAAAAGCGAAAACAAACCAATAGGTAGTTTTGTGTTTATGGGTCCAACAGGTGTTGGTAAAACTGAATTATCAAAACAACTTGCTGAACAACTTGGTGTAAAACTTGTAAGATTTGATATGAGTGAATATCAAGAAAAACACAGTGTAAGTAAACTTATTGGATCTCCTCCTGGCTATGTAGGATTTGAAGAGGATGCAGGACAATTAATTACAAAATTGCAAGAACATCCAAACTGTGTATTACTATTAGACGAAATAGAAAAAGCACATCCTGATGTAAGCACTATTTTATTGCAAATAATGGATAATGGTAAGGTTACTGGTAGCAACGGCAAAGAAGCAGATGCACGTAATGCCACATTAATACTTACAACCAACTTAGGTGCGCAAGAAGCAGAAAAGAATGCAATAGGATTTGGTGAGGAATTAGATAAAGACTACGAAGATACTGATTTTAAGAAGTATTTTCCGCCAGAGTTTAGAAACAGACTAGACGGTATAATTACATTTGGTAAGTTAGACAAAAATACAATGATGAAAATTGTTGGTAAATTTTTGTTAGAACTTAAAATGCAAGTCAAACAAAAAGATATTGCAATTGATATTACAGATGAAGCATTAGATTACTTAGTTGATAAAGGATTTAATCCTAAAATGGGTGCAAGACCTTTACAACGTGTTATTGATACAGATATTAAACGTCCATTGTCAAAGCTAATGTTGTTTGGTGAATTGAAAAATGGTGGAAGTGTAACTATAGATTACAGAAAAAAAGAAATACAATTGGATTGTTTAGTTGAACAGAATGAAGTTGCTTGAAACAAAAAAGTTACACTACAACAAATATCTGTATAAAATTGCAATACGTAATCAATGTGCAAGTTTCTTCCGTACAGAATTTCAAAAAGGTGTTCAGCTTAGTTACGCAAAGAAACGTATAGATGAATGTCATCAATGGTATGATGTAAAGCATCCGTCAATAGATATTCCTTGGGGTAATAAATATGTAAATCGTATACCAAGAGAACATTATTGGGACGCAATTTCTATTTACAGACATCTTAAAAACCAAGAAGGTTATATTGTAAGATGTGAATTAAATTGTTTGAATATATACAGTAATGATCGTAATTTTCTAATAAAACTTAATAATAAACTAAAAAACAGTTACATAGAATTTTATGAACCTGATCCAGAAAAGGTTGATTTGTTACTAAATGATAAAAATGTAATTTTAGTAAACAAATTACCAAAATATGAATATAAAATTACGCTAGGTAGAAAAAAAGGTTCTGCATCTCTTGCAGAATGGATAGATACCAATCCTCATTTAGCAAAAATGGGAGATACAGCAAAACAAGAATGTTACAATCAAGGTTACGTAAAAGGTTACTACTTTTTTGTGAGTAATAAAAAAAGTTTATTAATTGCACAAATGATGGTAGGCGAAAACATACAAAGGATAGACCATTTAGTGTATACTGATAAATAGTATTATGCACTATATAAGTATAAACTTTGCAAACTTTGATCATTTGGCTGTAGCTGAAACTGTTTCCTCTATAGGTACTAGTCTTTTTGAAAATGTAGACGAGTACCAATTAATAGAAAACAACAATATGTTTACTGTAACATTAGATACTCCGTTTGCATTGACAGAAAATGAAATACAAGGAGTAGCAATGAAATTATTTGAATTAGGTTTGAATGACTTTGAAATAAATGCGTCGGAAGATTATGACAATATTTCAGAAGTTACACTAGATGATAATCAAGACTTCCACGAATATTTTGGTTATCCTGGATACGTTGACGAAGACGGAGTTTGGGAAGCAGAATATCAAGGAAGAAAAGTGAAACTTGGCAAACCAATGGCAGGTGATGTAAAGAAGTTCAAAGTTTATGTAAAAAATCCAAAGGGTAATGTTGTAAAAGTTAACTTTGGTCAAAAAGGTATGAAAATTAAAAAGAATAATGCCGCTAGACGCAGAAGTTTCCGTGCAAGACATAACTGCGATAATCCAGGACCGCGTCATAAGGCACGTTACTGGAGTTGCAGAAAATGGTAGTTCAAAATCCAAATATTGATCCATATGGATATACAGAATATGGATATAGAGGGCTAGAAGAATTAAAAAAAGCAAATGAAAAAATAGAAGAATTAAAAAAAGAGATAGAAGAACTTAAAAAAAGGTTAGAAGAAAATGGTTAAAATAAATGAATTTCACGATATGGATATACCAAAAGAAATTTATCCAAAACCTGATTACGATGTAAAAGAAGATTTAAAAATTTATATGCGTAATGATCCAATGTTTTATCGTAAAGCATTTTTTCCTGCATTTGACCAATATAGAAAAGATAAAAATACAAAAACTTTAGAAAAAATGGTAAACAATGGTCTTGCAAATTATTGCAAAAAATTTGAATTACCTTTTGCTCCTAAAGAACTACTAACTAGAGAAGATATAGTAACTGTTGTTAATGAACTTATCAATGATGAATTTGAAGAAATGAACGAAGGCGTTATGGATTTAGTTAAAGGTTTTGGTAATAGAATTATGCACGGCAAAAAAGATCCTTTTAAAGATTATATAAGATATGCACAAAAACGCCTAAATTACAAAACAGACAAACAGTTGCTTTCTGATATGAGAAGAGAATTTCCAAAAGCGGCACCAGCAGATTTAGCGAGGGCGATTGTACAAGCAAGAAAAGCGTCTGCCTAATGGATATTGCGGAGTTACAACACTTAGCAGGTATACGCAACAAGTTCACAGGGTGGACACCTTACACTGCTGAAAATATCAGTATAACTGGAACAGAAAAAGCTCGTATACAACGTAAGAAAAAAATACAACCAGGCACTGAAGAATGGTTTAAACTATGGTTTTCACAGCCTAAGTTGACTGGAGAAAAGCCCTATGAAGATAAGTGATCTATCAGAAGGTGCCGGACGTATAGTTAAAGGTGTCAATACTACTGTAGATGTTGGCGTTAACGAAATACCACGTCAAGCTAAAAAATTTGGTAATACAGTTGATAAAGACGGACGTCCTCCTACATTAAGTAAAAAAGTCAAAGGTAAAAGTACAAATGTTTTATTTAATTTAGGAATGGTGAAAGAAAACAAACAAACATATACAGCACAAGAATTGGCAATAATGGAAGGTGGTCATACACTAGATGAAAAGCCATTGACAAATAAACCAATAGGCAGTATAATGCAAGAAATGATGACAG